ATTTTATTCAATCATAAAAAGTGCTTTTGAATGAATATTAGATGAAAAGCATTTTATTCAATCATAAAAAGTGCTTTTGAATGAATATTAGATGAAAAGCATTTTATTCAATCATAAAAAGTGCTTTTGAATGAATATTAGATGAAAAGCATTTTATTCAATCATAAAAAGTGCTTTGTACAAAGTACAAACATGATCCATTACAATCCATCTTATTCAAATAACCCAGTGATCATCTGGAAACCCTTGTTAGGGTTTCTGATGGAAGTGGTAAAATAATGAATCATTTGATTCAATTAATCCCATACCGTGCTAAATACTAAACAAATCAGAAAGACTTTTTATCACATCTTAAAATGCTTTGTACCTCAAGGTTGCAACAAAGTACAAACATGATTGATTTTACCAATATCAAGGGTATCATCAATGTTGCTTAACACTTTATCAACCTCATTTCGCAAAAGATTAAGAGCCGTTTCTGTTCGTGAATCACACCCAACATTTTTGAATTAAAACTTTCATTTAGTTCAAATTACCAATCAAATTTTTGTAATTATAAAAAAAGCACTTTTTACAATCGTAAAAAGTGTTTAAAAAAAATTTAATATTAATTAATATCAAAAAGTAATGTATCATCTAACTTTACCAAAATCTGGATATATTTCGCAAATTATCCATATTAGCGACATACACATTAAAACAGGTGATTTGGAAAAATCGCGATATAATGATTATGTTACAGTCTTCAATAATTTTGAGAAAATCTTATCGTTATTACCTTCCATCATACAGGGATCTGCCGTGACGGTGCTCACAGGTGATTCATTTCATTTTAAAAATAAATTAGATAGTTTATCTGTCATGTTATTTCATTACCTCATCAATATGATCACCAAATACACACCATTATTTATCCTACAAGGTAATCATGATTTTTTACAATCCAATGGCCAAATACCTGATGTTATATCTTCATTGTTATATGGTAATCAAAATAAATCAATCAACTATATGGATAAAACTGGGCATTATGTAGCTGGAAATGTCGGATTTGGATTAGTATGTATCACCGATACACTCAAACTGGGAGATGGCTCAGGTCATGTGGAAAGTTTGCCTCCATTTCCATCAGTGTCGATGTTTCCTTCGACTGTCGAGACTCGTGTCGCATTATTCCATGGTCCATTTAAGACATCATCACTCTATAGTGGCATCGCGACCACTGATGGTTTACCAATCGATTGGGTTAAATCAGCTGGTTATGATATTGGAATGTTTGGAGACATTCATAAAACACAAATCCACCCCAATGATACATCTGATTGGAAAAACCAATTTCTATGGGGGTATGCAGGGAGTCTAGTCCAACAAGACTTTGGTGAAAGTGTGGATGATCATGGTTTCTTAGTGTGGGATATTAATTCGCGTACAGTCACACACCATAATGTACCTTCTCCTGCAATTTTTCTCAATACAACATATGTCAATGAGTGTATGATGTGTATCATTAATAAACATCAACATGTACCACTCATTGAGTTCATCGAAACAAAAAAACCACGACATATCTATATTAAAGTCAAAGGAGACATACCTACACATGAATTAGATACTCTACAAAATAAACTCAAAATCAATCAAATTACATGTAATATCACCAAGGGTTTATTGACTGATGTACATAGTGATCCATTATCAATCACTCAACCACAGACACACATTGATATCTCACAATACAATTCACAAAACATGTGGATTGACTACATTAAATCGGTTGATAAAGATCACATACTAATCGATCAAAATTGGGAAGAATGGTTCAAAAATCCACATGAATTACTTTTAACTGACATGAACCTCGCTTATTGTACGCTCGACGAGATCATCTCCAAAAGAGATAAAGAAATTGCCACAAAAATTGATAAATTAAACAATAATTTAACATACATTAAAGAAAGTAAAAAACAACCTTTTTGCCTCATATATATGAAATGGGATTATATTGAGTGCTATGGAAAAGGAAATTATTTTAATTTTGAAAATGCGTACAATAACATCTGCGTAATTAACGGACACAACAGCAGTGGCAAATCATCCTTCCTCGAAGTCATTCTGCTTGGTTTATATGGGGAAGATTTTCCATCACGACGTGATAAATACCATTCAGCCTCAATCATATGTCAGAATAAGCCACCTAGAGAAGCATCTCAAATTAATATTATTTTTAAATTATCAAATATATATTATCAAATCAATCGGATTTTTGAACCACAATCCAGTAACAAAAATATATTACATATCAAAAAAATGACACTTGATGAAATCACATCAGATGGAAAATTAATCAAAACACTCTCAACGACCAATAAAAGTACAAATGAATGGTTAGAAAAAAACATAGGGCAATTTGATAGTTTTATTATGTCTTGTATCATTTCACAAGCATCTGATGCTGATTTTTTCTCCTTAAAAGATGTAGAACAAATCCAATTATTGGATGAAGTGTTACACATCGATTGTATTGATCATATGCTCGCAATTTTCAAGGAAACATCTCTAGGACTTGATGCCATCCAGAGACAATGTATAACACTAAAAACACATATCATGATTGATGATCAAACATTGCCAACAATCGATGAAGAGATACTCACAACTAAAACCGCTTTAATTGCCTCAAAAAATGACGAACTTGAAAAACTAAAATCAATATATACCCAAAGTAATGAAACTTGGCATCATTTAAAACAAAATGATTTAATATTGGATGATGACATAATTTCAAGCAAGATTGCCGAATTCAAAAATTTAAGCTCATCAATCAATGAGACCGTTCAGCAAAGTGATGATATCAATAACCTATCTCAACAAAGAGCAATAATTGAATCAAAAATTAAGGAAATTGGTGTAGTTTCGAACTCTCTCATGTACAAACCTGATTGTGAAAGACAACTAATAAATCTTGAACAAAATACACCCATTAAACCACAGTGTACATTGGACTATTATCAAACAAAAATCAATCATATAATTGATTGGCGTAAAAAACACAAAAATACCCTCATTAACTCAACTCATTCAATTATCACTGAGATTGACAAATTCTCCTCAAATCTAGCAAAACTCAAGACATCAGCACAAAAACTATTGGAAAATAAACCAAATAAACCTGATATCACAATCACTCAATATATTCAATTCCAACAAGAACTCGAAAATATTCACAAGACAATCACTTCTCTACCAAAACCTTACGATAATTTAATTGAACTCGAAAATTTCTGTATTAATCATAAGTTATCAAAAATTAATGATACCGTTTCATACAACCAAATACAACATCAAATTGATGAGGAAATCGCCAAATTACTCGATCATAATTGGTCATCCTGTGATGTAACCATTTTGGATCAACTCCTTGAGAAAAATGAAACGTTATTGGCAAACACTAACCACCAATTAATTACATCACATGAATTACTGGACACTTATGAAAAGCAAAAAACTAATGTGTCAAGAGAAATTGATACATACACCGACAACATCAATAATTTTGGTGATTTGATTAGACCAAAAAAATCTGTTGATGAAATCGCACGATGGTTAGATAACTTCAGTCAATTAACATCTCAATTACAACACAATGAGACTGAATTATCTTCATTGACGAATCAGTATCAACAATGGACAACATTGAATGATCAGTTATCCAATGATCAACAAAAATTAGAAAGAGTAGTCCAAGAAATAGAGACCATTGAAAAACAATCACTACCGTTTAATCCAAAGTGTGATGCATGTTTACGTCAACCATGGAAAATTAGGCACTTACAATTATTATCAGACAAACAACAATTAATTCAATCCATTGAAACCATCAATTTACCTCAACTAGATCCCATTAAAATCAAGGCAGAAATCACACGGTTATCATGTTGGATTGATCAATATCACAAACTACAAAAATCAGTCGAGAATTACAAAACTTGGAAACAAACATGGATTGATTTTGAAAATAGATCAAAAATATTAGATTCACTCAGGAATACCAGAACCGAAAAATATTCAGTCATGACTGAAATACAAAAAAATATCAAAACTGTGATGACTGACATAAAAAATAAAGAAATTAAAAAAAATAAAATAACATCTTATATTGCTGGTTTACATTATGCCATCAATAATCGACCAAAATGGCATACTCTAACACAACAAATCAATGATATGAAAAAATATCAACAAGATTTACAATTGCACCAAGTATACACACTCTATGAAACACTCAATATTGAATATCACCAAAAACAAAAACAACTGATCGATTTGACAGATCAATGGCATTTAAAAAATACACACATAATGACTGAAATACAACGAATTAATACACTCATTGAGTCATTGAAAAATACTTTGTTAATTATCCAACAAAATGATACATATACAATTGAGGAAAAAAACTATTGTGACAATATTGAATTGTGGAAAACATATGATTTACATAAAGATACAATTAAAAATTTAAAATATTGTGTGTATCGACATCAATTGTGTACAATTGATGAACAAATTAACAAAATTAAACTATTGAATGATTATCAAAAACAATACAATTATTGGGTTGATATTGATGTCAATAAACCTCAATACATCAAAAAACTACAAATTAATGGTGAGATTGATACGTTGCAAAAAATAATACAAGAGTTACGCATTGATTATGAAAGACATAAAATATCACATAATAGGCATGTTAAAAATTTATTTGAAATAAATACATATAATCAAATCATCGAAAAAACTGAAGAGAAACAAAAAGTCATAGATTTCATACTTAAATCTCTTGTTAACTATAGGTCATGGTTATACACTAACATCATCATTCCCAATGTCGTCAGTGAAGTTAATAGAACAGTCTCAATCGTTACACACAGTACAGAATATTCTTTAAATGCTACCGTTTCAACAGATAAACATAACAAAATTAACATCGGTTGGTCAATTAATTCACCGAGTGGATCAGCTATCATCCAAAAGGCTGGGGGATATATCAAACACATTCATGGTTTGATCATGAGAATTACTCTATCTCGAATGGGGGCTTCACATATTAATAATAGTCAATTATTTATTGATGAGGGGTTTACATCTTGCGATTCTCAAAATCTTGAAAAAATACCCGATTTTCTCAGAAATTTATTGGATGTATTCAGTTCAGGTATGTTTATCGTTAGTCATTTACAAATTCTTAAAGAATGTGGTGATTTAACAGTTGATATCAGATCTTCTAGTGATTCTACTACATTAATACAATTTGACAATAAATCTTCTCCAAATCAGAGCATTAAGCAAAAAATATCACTCAAACTAACTTCAGCTCAAAAAAAGGTCAAGACTGAGGCTGATCTGTGTATCGCTATTAAAAAGGATGGTCAACGTTGTAAATATAAAGTAAAAAATGGACAATATTGCAACATTCACATGCCAAAGAATTAAAATATTAACACATAATCGTTTCTTTCAAATAAACAAAGACATTCATTCGAAAGAAAATAATAATACATTACATCATAGATCTCCTCCTATTTTATAAAATATGCTCTCAATTATGGTCAATCCTTCGGGTAGTGTTCTAGAAGTGTAATCCTCTGATCTATCTGACCCATGGCGGGCATACAATTCGCTCATATTAGCACCATGCCCTGTGGTCTTACGAATAATATCAATTTCCGCTCTCATAAACATGCGTTTATGATCTTCTAAATAATCTTCAAATGAATGACGCAAATCATTGATACTAAAATTAAAAAAATAACCACTAATCATCGATGATAGTTTACCCTCACCATTATCATACAACAGATCACGTGATCTCGCTCGAGTAATCAAATATTGTCTGGGAAATTGGTGTATTGATCTATTAATCATATTCTGTAATCGTTGTGGCAGAATAATATCAACTGCTCCATTAAATTTAGCCGTTTTATATCTCGAAATGATTAATTGACCCTCATTGACTAAATAGATATTATCTTCTTCTTCTGGAACAGTCTGCTTATCATAGACTAAATATATCCTTCCAAAATCATCCCTCATGGGTGGAAACATAGTGTATAAACTAAGAAGTAAACACTTAATACTATCCGGTTCTTCTCGGCATAATTTTGACCTCATTTGAACAAACTCTGACCAAGGAGGTACACTTCCATGATCAACTTTGTCACCATCTAATTGGCTAACTTGTCGTCGAAGTCTGATCATTTCTTGTTGATATTGTTCAATCACTGGGTCACTCAATTCCTGCTTAAATTGAGTATTGTGTTTGACTAACGATAAAATGATCGACAGCATATTCTTATAAATATGTGTCGAATAATGTTCTTGTAATACCTTAAAGACACGTTCGGTTTGACGCAAACATGGCATGATATCATCCTCTGGACAACCTATTATATTTAGCAAGCGGAATACATCATTTTGATAATTATTATGGGTTCTTTTGGCTATTTTCTTATCAACCAATAATTGGTCAAATACTTGACCAATATCCTCGCGAGAAATTGCATTTTTTGATTTGATACGAATAACTATTTTATCGGACGGTCTGGCACGTTTGGTGTATTCAATAGGAACAGTTCCTCCTTTCAATTGTTGTAAAATCTCTGGATGAATATGTAATTCATCACAAGGAATCATGTCTAATGTAATACCCAATTCTTGTAAATCAGACCTAACTTTAAGACCTTTACATATATTGTCAATCACACGTCTAATCTTATCTGTTTTATCAACCATTTGTCCATTTTCTTTTTGGCGCTGGCGACTTAATCGTTTCTTGAGACGATTTTTATTTCGCCGAATTTCTGCGATCAGATCACTTTCCATTTTATTTTATCTATAATAATAGGTACGAATTAGATTTTCAATTTTTTATTATCATTTTGTCATCATATTGCAGGAAACTATTGAATTTTTTTCAACATGTATATTGTCAATACTATTACATCACACACTTCAAACACTCTAGTGCATACTCATAATCATCTACACTAAACTGTATATTGGATAACTGTGGTCTTAAATAATTCTGTATATAATCAACAAAATCAACACATTTTGACAAATTATTCAATCGTTTCTTAACGTCACACGATAAACTCTGTAGATAATCAAATAAAACTTTCTTTTTACATTCTTTTATTTGTGGTAAATCAGTTTCATCAATGAAGTGGCACTCATGTACACGGCGATGATGTATATTGATAATACCTTGTTTATATGGTGAGGGAAAAGATTTTTCCAACAAATCACAAGAATTTAAATCTTGTATCGCTATAATCATTCCTGATACCTCTTTTGCGGTCATTAATGCTCTCACATTATTGTTTAATTCATTAATCTGGACTGATTGCGTTTCGACTTTCATTTCCAACTGGTTAATCCGTTTCTGTAATAATTCATTTTCTTTCTTGAGTTCTTCAATTGTCTTCTCTTTGTCCATCAATATTTTTTCAAGTTGCTCACTCTTACCTGTCATTTTTCCCAACTCAATCTGTAATCTTTGATTTTCTTTCAAAACTCTATCATACTCTTGAAGTGGTATATAATGAACTTGTATTTGTACAGATTCTTGTTGAACTTGTTCGGGTGTACCAGTCACAATCATGTTGTGTTTCTTTTTTGTCATTACTTATATTATATGATGGATATATATCTATCTATAATCAAAAACAGAATTCAATTTTTGAAATATACACTATTTCGCACGATAAGGAATTCATTGTTCAAATGTAATTCACAACAATTCGCATAACTAGACGTAAATTTATTTTGAGTGTGTAGAATGAAGCTGTATTGTAGTTTATAAGTCGCCAGATTAGCACAAATTTATATCAATACAATCACATATGGTCAATTATACCCATTCATATCAATGCGTTCCTTGTTAGGAATGCTGTTCAATAATTAGTAATCTTTCTTTAATGGTATCAAAACAATTTTGACATGTTTTTTATATCTAGTTTAAATAATTTTTTAAAAGATAATTGTTCTTTTTTGAATTACTATTTTCATATATTTGTTTAAAATATATAATGGAAATTTTGTATCAATTATTAATTTTAATTTATCAGGGAAAAAGATAGAGCAATCAGCTCTATTACCATTGCTCAAAGTATCTTGGAACAGTCTATTTTAACCATGCATTCTGTGCTTGGAAAATTATTGGAGGTCATAAATATTTCTAAACGCATATATTAAGTCAGTATAATATCCATTATATTCCCGAAATATTTTGTTCACTTGATGTCGGTCAATTTTGCACCTAGATAAAAAATCTTTGAAGTCTTTGATTGAATGTAGCTGACTCGCAAGTAAAAACATTTGATCTCTCACATCATCGGGAGACCTTGTCAGATTACACCGATGTTTCGATTTTTGTATTCTTCCCGTCACACTTTCATCATGTATATTGTAATGATATAGTTCACATTTTGGATCAAAATATACAAAAATGTATGATGTGTTTAACCGTCTTATATAATTAGCAAATAATATATCACAAAATTTATTGGATATCATGTAATCATACCCAGATATTTTTTCAAAAAATTTTCGTAATAATGAAGGGGGTACAGCATATTTCCAAAATTCTCCTGGTGTACTCGTGTCTGTTCCCTCATGTAGACCTCCAAAAATTTTATTGTGAGGCAATTGCTTGAGTATTTGATCATAGTAACGACTAAAAATCTCAACTCTATGATTATCATAAATGTCATCATCATCACAAAATAATAGTAAATCATATAATGACACATTTTTCGTTAGTGATAAAAGATGTTGAAATTGAGACTTTTTCGACCCATGAAAAACCATATTCACAGAATTATGATATTTTCTCATTATTATTTGATTGAATAACTCATGATAATTATTGTTATCAAATGACATTGAACAAAATATGTCAGCTTTAACTGTTTGGTTGAGAAGACTATCCAAACATTTTGTGAGGTATATCAATTGATTATCATAACTGATATGTGATGCTATCAATATGGCAACACGAATTTTCCCAACGATTAGATTTGATATTTTCTCACTCATTATCTTCATCCATTGAGCTATACTTGACAGCAAATTATCTTTATCATAATATATCTCATTCGAGATATACTCAATAAATCTGGATGTGTGAGAAATTACATCGTCTATCATATACAAACCATAATAACTGCATATTTGTTTCATCATAACCCCTTTATATGTTGGTGTAATCAAATATTGTTTAATTAATGGTTGAATCCGTTCAGTTATAGAATGAGGTTCATATTTCTCAAATGGTATCATTTTTTCAGTATTTTTGTCTCCTAGAAAACTTATTGTATCACCATACGATATAAGTATTTCTTCTTGTACGTTGATTTCCTTTCCAGCAACGATTGAGATAATAGAACAGTTCAGATTTAATTCATTATCAACTTCTGAACACACTGCATATGTGTTTGGGTTATTTGAATGATTAAACCAAGACACATCATTACCGATGATGTAGTCTCCATCAAACTTGAACAAATTATTTTGAAGTTTATCGCGTATTAGGATATCAATTTCATTGGGTATATTATTGACTGCATATTCATCTTTCCAAACAATTTTTCTTGGATACAAACTATTAAATAGATCTCTATCATATCTTATCGAATTACGTAAAATGTACGCATCGTTTGCCTTTTGGTAATAACAATGTTCTACGAGCAATATATCTCCAACATTAATATGTTCTTTACACACCACTTTTCTATAATCGTCGACACTGATAAAATCACACTGACTCGATTTGAGTAATGTGTGAGTATAATTATTCATATTCTGTGGTGTCTAGATTATTATCTGATTCAGATATTGAATCAATTTTTTGCGAAATAAGTGAAGACTCATTGAGATATTTGATCCGACTGTGATATATAAATTGAATATCATTATAATCAATTCGGTTCAATTAACCTACCCTTATTAACTTCGGGCGAACCTTGTTAGGTTTGCTGATTAGTTTGGTGAATTGTAAATCAAATTAACCTATGTGATTATAATCACATAAATTTGTGTAAAATTAGAAATAACCAACAATAAGAAGCCGGTCCAAAACTATTTTTGCTTTGAATATATGGCAAAATTATTTTCCATATATTCATATAAATAATGGATACATTCTATCAAATCAAAAATATTCTGACACACGTCAGTTTTGGTAAAACCGACAAAAATATTCAAACATTTTTAAAGAACTTAAACCTCTGATTATCGAAAGGATACATGTAGTTTTAAAAATAGAAGAATTAAACAGACTGGTAGACCTATGACAACTAACTTTGACCGATTATTAGATGCTCTGTTTTCTTATGTGATTGTGGTGCTCAAACACATTATGTCACCGAACACTATGGTATATCAAAACGAACATTCTATCGTTATCTTAAGATGTTAACAGACTGTCACATTCTTGAGAATGTGTATCAACAAATTATCATTTGTATTCCCATGACTAAACAACTAATTACTGATACTTTTACTGTTAAATCCATGAGAGAATCAGATGGACTGGGACGTTATCAACTGACAGAGGACGTCAAGGACTCAAAGTATCCATCATTTGTGATACTAATCGCATCACAAGAGCAATACATATCGGATCAGCCAATACACATGATTCCAGATTATTGTTACCAACCATCAAACATCATCAGAGTTTTAAACCGATACAAAAAACATTAAAATGTCTATGTGATGCCGGATGAAGACGAAGCGACGTCGTATTCGAAAGAGGTTATCCCATCATATACAGTTTGAAGACCCAACTGAAAAGTTGGTGACACCATCTTCAGGGCACTTAGAAGTGTCGAAGCATCAGGATCAGATAAAAATGAAATCATAATTAGAATCACGGATTCTAATTATGGACGATTGGTCAATTGGATAAAACATTAGACATCTAATCTCAACTTCGAACCTGCGACTTAAAAGACTATTATCTCATCATTTTATCATGTATGATATTGATGAATTTCGAACGTCATGCTTGTACCATGAGACATGTGATCGATGTGGTAATTTGTATCTTCATCTTCCAATCGATGATGGTCAGACAAATAGAATACAGAAAATAAATTCCAGACTTGTGAATTATACAATGAATATCAACGGTTAATAGAGAATATAAATAATGTGAAAAAACCCTGAACAAAACACCATCATTACCAATAACTGCACGAAGTTATTCACAGAAATTTCATAAAATATTTAATTTTGAACAGATAGAAACACAATTCGTCAAAAATGGATATAAATGTAGAGGATACAAATTCTCAATTCCTCTGCTAATGGATAAAATGAGACACCTAATGAAAGACCCAGAATATAACTTCACAAGATGACAAGAGGATAACAGTCTTACTGGAACAGAAGTGAAGGAGAATGAATTATTACTGGATCAATAAATTATTTTTCAAAAATTGAATTGTTTAATTAATATCATACATTGGTATGATATTAAACAAATGGAGATGACAAGGGAACAACGGATGAGTACAATAATGATAAACAGTGGATATATTTGGGATAGTGACATAAATGGGTGGATTAATTGTAATGATGATTTTGATGACTGGAGTGATTGTGATGATGACGAACAACCCCACGACCCAAAACTATTGCCAAAAATGAAGAAAATTACTTAAACTACCCCAAAATACCCTACTAACAGAATTTTGAAAAAGTCTATATATAACCACAGAATACTTTGTCAAAAACAGGGTAGGGTAGGGTAGGGTAGGGTAGGGTAGGGTCCTTGACCATCCCAGTCCAGACCCCTATGACAATCGACATCTATTGCTATCAAATTCTAAAATGTCTCGCAAACTCACAAAATCTCAAAATTACCCCCTATTTTTCATTTGGCATTATTAAATATTTCATTAAATTCCCCCAGATGAATTTGATTTTAGCCAAACGGATTTGGGAACTCAACATTTTGAAATTTTAATCTCCATATTTGTGAAAATTCGTGGTGAACCAAATCAAGACTTTTTACACACAGACATAACAACGATTAATATTGGAATCAACGAGTATCAAATTTACATATGCCAGATTACTGACATTTTTATGATTCATATATCACGTTTATTCACATAAATTGGGATATGAAAATTTTGGCATTTAACATCAATTCGACCAGAAATGGAAATATAAACAATGATCAATTAAAACAAATTAAATTACTGAACCCAGACGTTTTATGTTTGTCTGAATGCCATGTCGCGTATCGACTCATTTCGGTCAATATATCTCTCATTGTGATTGTATGTCTTTATTAATATGTAAAATATATATTTGCAAACCTGAACAAAGTTTGAATTATTCAACTTTGTTCAGGTTAATGTAATTAATATCATCAGATAAATTTATCTGATGATAAATAATTTAACAATTTTGATATTGATCATAAAGATGACCTAAATTAAGACATATGTGTCATATGTCTTATTATATATGTGTTTATGATAAGACATATATAATTGTTAAAATATTTGTGATCATATGACTAGTTATGATTTTTATAAAATTTGTCTATATCAATAAATCATTAATAACATCAATTGCAAAATTTTAATTTAACAATTTCAATATTGATCATACAATATGACCTATATTATGACATATGTGTCATATGTCTTATCATACATAAATTGTTAAATTTAATATTGTGTATTTGAATTTATGAATAAATAATTAAATTGGATAATCTACTTGGAAAATTTTTTCTGTGAATTAGAGCAAATAAATTACAGTGGTTAATTTATTTGGAAAATATCGACTCAAATGATAATTTATTTGGAATGTAATGATATTTTACTTGGAATTATTATGATAATTCACTTGGAAAAATTTGAGAATGTGGTGTGGCATAATTTTTCTAAAAAACTTTTTAGAAAAATTAATTCTCCAAAAAATTTTTTTCAAAATAATAAAAAATAATTAAAAAAATATTTCGCACCACACCACAATTTATTCCAAGTAAAATATCATTATTTTCCAAGTAAAATATCATTATTTTCCAAGTAAAATATCATATGATCAGATATTTTCTAATGTGATCTCATCACATTTTTCAAGTAAATTATCATATCCATTTCAAGTCATCACATAAAATTTATTGGTATTTTTATTTATAAATCATATATTGTTTTCGAAGTAATTTATCATGTGTTTATTTAATTTCAAGATAAATACCACTTTTATCGATGTTTTACTTGGAAAACATCGATAAAGTACTTGGAAAATATTGATATTAAATGTATATAATGGATTGTCTCATATGTGGTAAAGTTTTCTCAGATAAACGAGCTTTGAAATATCACACAGATCACAATGTTTGTCAAAAAAACACGATTTGTATGCCAATTGTGTGATAAGGAGTTTACTACACTCAAAGGATTAAATTATCACGTTGAAAATAAAGTATGTGCTCAGAGAAAACAGACACTTAAACCAAAACCAAAATTAGTGTTGAGAAACAAATATAATCAAATGAGTCATGATGAATTAGTTGATCAACTAATTCATCTACAAGGTAAATATGAATCCTTAAAAGAAAATCCCCAAAATATCAATAATAACATTATTATTTTCCCAAAAGAATTCGGAAAAGAAGATATGTCATATATCCAACAAAAATTAGGAGATATTGTGGGACCACTTGTCAAATCTCATATGTTTAATAGTATTCCGTATTTATTTAACAAGATTCACAATAATCAAGTCATTCCAGAGTATCATAATGTGTTTTCCACAAGTGAAAGGTCGAATTATGCCATGATTTCTGATGGTCATATGTTCAAACATCGACCTAAAAAACAGTAATCGACCAAATCATTGAATCGAAAAGATCCATTCTTCGGAATTATATTGATAGTAATGGGGATCAATTGGGTGAAAAAGTGCTCCAAAAATATGAGCAATATCAAGATCGCATCGATGAAGATATGGAATTTCGAAAAAATTTGGAGTTAGAAATAGGAGGTATGTTACTTGATATGAAAGCAATTATCGCTAATGATGAAAAAACCAGACAATTGTTGGACAAAGTAAATGATGGTGAATTCGATTTACTACCAAGTGATGAATCGTAAACACTCATTGGTCAATTGGTCATATTATCTCAATATTTGCGCTAATGGTTCAACATTAGCACATTTAATGTGACTCATCTTTATATCTGATTATTGTTTCGATTCGAAAATGATTCGTATTTATATGTGCCAATGGTGGGCTACTTTTCAATTATATTTTTGTACATTTAAAATCAGAACTCCATTACTATAAATACCCAGGCGATTTATCAATTCATCAACAATTATCGGGTATGGTGGATCACCATACAGTTCTTTTATATTGACTTTTTTATCAGATGATGGATTTTTCCTCACATACCGTATAGTTCCATAAATACGTTCAATCCAGTAACCAGGCACTTCTTCATTTCGACTAAAGTTCTTACGTGCTGGATATACATGCATATGTGCGTGATTTTTTGACATCTTAATATGTAAATTTGACGTGGCATAAAATTTGCTGTTATTGAGTGAAATTCCCATCAATGTACCATCCGAAATATCATATTCATCATAGTTTGAGTCTGTATCTTTTTCTTTCACAATATACTCATTGACTTTATGATCTGGAAATAATGTGTTAATCACCGTGTTGGATTTAATATGAGACAATATTTCTATTATTTCATTTTTTGCTGTCTCTGAATTAATCCATTTCAAGATGAAACTTTTAGTTGGATTACGTCCTGCTAAAACCGATGCAATGTAATCATGTTTTGTAGTGTTCTTAGTAGCATTTTGTGAATCTTTAAACTCACATGTATCAGATGATATGGTATCAATTAAATTCGCTAATATAGTGTGTTGTTCTCGTATTTTTGTGAAACATCTTGACAATTCATGTGTATATGTGAGAACATCAATAAATCTATTTAGATATTGTTTATAATATATATTAAATTGATAAGCTTGTCTTGTGTCATTCTCTAATGACACATTCACCTTACATTTGACGTCAATTGGGAGATATTCATAAAAATGTTTATTTTCATTGACTGCCAGTGTGAATTTATCACACTTATCACCAAAATATGCCTTGATTTTCGCCTTAAAACGAATAAATCTCTCCTCGTCATAAGTATATGACATTTCTTTATTCAATAACACAGGTTGTTCATATGTCATTAAACTGTGATCCATCACAGTCGGTAAAAATTTTGAATGGGACATTTCTGCATTGAACCAGAAATAAAATTTACTCACCAAATTCATTTCTATTAAATTAATGGAAATGGGATATAGATACATCAATTTTTGACAAATAAATCCACAAATTGAGATTGTAAAGGCAAAAACTATGCACTGGTATTACGGGTAATGAGACAATCAATATAGTTTAATCACACAATCTCACTCAACTACACATAATTTACTTTGAACCGGAACAAAGTTTGAATCTTACAAAAATTTAAAAATTTGTAAGATTTTATAATTTAATAAAAATTCGTCAGGAGAAAAGTCATTTTTCGCAAAAACGAAATTGGAATCCCAAAATTTATAAAATTACTTTGAATTTTAAGGATCAAAACTGAAAGGCAAAAATTTGTAAAATTTAAAAATTAGAAATTTTTTGAGTTTGGAAAATTTTAAAAATTTTAAAAATTTTCTCAAAAATTTTAGAAAAACACTGATTGAATGATTGTTAAAATTGGATTTAAATAGCTTGTATTATGGTCTTATATTCTTCAAAAATTATTAGAGTTATTTTTATGATTT